TAAATTAACTTTTGTATTAACCATCTCAGCAGTATTTAAAACTGTAATATCTGTAAATATGTTTGTTTTATATACAGGCCACCATTCTATTCTTAACTGTCTAAAAATATCATTAGTAGTTTGTGCTAGAAAATTAGTTGTTTCTGTAGCAGTTGTAGATATACCAAAATCAAACGCATCAGGTTGATACTTTAAAACATCTGATGTGGTAATAACATCTGCACCTGTATAATTAGCCATAATTTACTTCCAAATTAAATAAGCAATTATTAAGACTAGAGGAATAGAATACATTGGATTATTTTTTCCCTTAATCCAAACCCATTTAGACCATTTTCTAGTTTGTTTCCAAATCCACTTGTTCATCTTTTTTCTTCCTTGTTTTTCTTTTCTTTTTTAAAGGTACTACATTTTCTGTAACAACTTCTTTAACTTCTTTTACAACATCTTGTTCTAGTTTAAAACCTCTAAAATCATACATACCTTTATTAGTTTGATAATCTAATTCACTTCTAGTAATTGTTTTGTTACCTCTTTTTAAAGTAACCATCTTCTCATTTGATAATACTAATTTAACCATTTTATTCTCCTAAGTTAGTTGCGAGGGCAGTTTCCCACCCTCACAAAGTATCCAATTATTATTGGATTGATGAATCGTGATGTAACTCAACACCATATGAGTCATGGATTTCTCCAACACCATATACTGATGTAGCAACAATCTCGTCTGCTCTAAGAGAAGCATCTCTTTGAGTTTCGATTTTAACATCTTCCATCATAGCGATTGCAAGTGCATCTCTGTGGAACGCACCACCTTTGTAATCTCCAGCATTACCTGTATTAGCAATGTTTGAAGTTTCAAAGACAGGCATACCAGCTAATCTACCAACAAAACCTGATCTTAATGCTTCGTTTGATAAGTCATTTGCATTTGCGTTTGCAAAAGTATTAGTCAAACCAGCTTTTAGATCGTAAGCGATTTTAGGGTGTAGAACAACTGCACAATCGTCAATGTTAAGAGCATTTTCTCTTAAAGTTGAAAGTGCTTGGAAGATAGACGCAGATGAAATAGCACCTGAACCATCTCCTACTGCACTTGAAAAGCCATCAAACAATGCAGTTAAATCTGCGTCTTGTTTTCTAGCAAGTGCTTCTCCAAACAATTTACCAATATCTCCAGCAACATTTCTTGGTGCTGAATTTCTTGCTAAGTCTGTTAGAGTAGTCATAACACCAACCTCAGATGCAGTAATAGTTACTGAACTTGGGTTGATTGCTGTGTTAGATAAGTCAGTTGCTTCTGCTACTGCTGATGCTGAAACATTTGCATAAACAGGAACTTCAACTGCTTTACCACCACCTGTGATCGCATAGTTTTTAACTAAGTTTCTCATGATGGATTTTTCAGAAGCTACGAATTGTGCTTCTGCTACTATCTCTGTGTATAGTTCCGATAGCGTAGAACTTGTGCTTTCGTTTGCCATTTTATTATCCTATTAAGGTTATTTATTGTTTAAATTAATCTCAACAGCACCCGAATCTCGTTTCTTCCTATATTCTGCATAGGCTTTACGATCTTCTGGTTTTGTTAAGTCCAAGTCCTGTAGGTTAAAAGGTTTAACAGTTTTACCACCAATAGCACTCTGGCTTCCTGAACCAGACAACGACCCTTGACGGAAATGTGGGTTGCTATCTAAGAACTCCTTAACACGATCTTCAATGGTAAGTAGTTCTCCTTTTGCGTTATATCGTACATTAGAATGATTATCAACTACTTCTATTCTACCATCATCATTGTACTTAACTTCGTTTTTTAACAAAGCTACAACTTGTTGTGCGTTAATAGATTTTTCTTTGTTAGCAATCGAAAGTATTGAATTATCTACTTTTTCTTTTTTGATTTGATCTTTAACTTTTGCAAGTTCTTGTTCTTTTTCAGATAATCTTTCTTGCATAATCTTTTCCAAGTCTTGCTTAGTCTTAGCTTCTTTTAACTGTTCTTGTTTTAAGATTTCTTGTTTTTGTTTTTCTTCTTCTTGAAGTTTTTTCTCATACTTATTCTTTTCTGCTTCAAGTCTTGTTTTTATTATGTTGTCTAATTGTTCTTGAGTGAAAGTATTTTGTTTTGTTTCTTCTACTTTTACTTCTTCTTTTGGTGTTTCAGTTGCCACTTCTGGTGCAACATTTGTTTGTTCTTCGGACATTGTTTTCTCCTAGTTATATTATTAGTTCGCCTTTGCTGTCATACCAATCAGGATTGACATAAGACCATTGATGACGACAATTATAACCACCTCGAACAATTAAAGGGTTTCCAGATTTTTTACCTTTCCAACTTCTACTTGTCCAAAGTGCATTGACTTCATCAACTGTGAAAAGTCCACTTTTCCTCTTGTTATATACTCCATTAATTATATTTCTGCAATGATCTCTAGTGGTAGGTATTACATCTCCATAATATTTAACAAAAGTTAAACCAGCGTCTTGAGATTTGTTAAAGTTTAAGGTTGCATCAAAATCTCTAAGTGAATCGTTTAGTATTTGACCAGCATATCTTTTCATATTTTCTCCAGCCCTATCTCTTGCAAACTTAGATTGTAGAGTTTGTATAGACTTATCAACTAGTGCTTGTTTTGATTTATCAAACTTATTTTCATTTATGTAATTAACTAATCTTTGAATTTCTGAGTCATCTGAACTAGCATAGATACCATTGATTGTTTGTCTAAGTTCTTTTTCTAATACTGCAAACTCACTACCAACTAATGTATTCTGATAAACCTTTTCTGACAATCGTCTTGTAAATGTATTTGATACATCTTTGAATTGCGTAAAGTATTGTTGTTTTAAATTTTGAATTAATGCTTTATCGCCTTTAGTTAATTCTTGAAACTCTACAGGAATGTTACCAATTCTTTTAAATGCTTTCTCAATTCGTTTAGCTTGTTTATTAAAACCCTCTCTAACAACTGTATCTGACCATTTAAGATATTCTTTTTCTAAGATAGCTTTTATCTGTGGTCTTATTGCTATAGCTGATTGTAGTTCAATTAACTTACCATCTGTTAAAGGTAATCTTGAAGCAGTAGCAACTACTTCTCGTTCTATTCTGTCTAAGGTTTTAATTAATGATTTATAATATTCAGCTTCTGCAAGTTCTATTTGCTTGATTCGATAAAGGGTTGCGTCTTTGACTATATCTGCCATTTGTTCTAATTTTGTTCTACTAAAAGTTTAGCATTTACTAGGTTTTATTTTATTTGATCTTTATATCAATTTTTACTAATATTTATATATAAAAAAAAGGAGAGAGAAAATGACAAATAACAATCTAATCTATAACGAAGAATGTAACATAGAATATTTTAATTCTGAAAAAATAAACTATGGTTCTCACCAAATGTATGAGCAAAACGATAAAGCATTTCAAAATGCACCTCAGGGTAAATTTGATGAACAATGTTGTATTTGTAATAAAGGTATGAATACTTTGACAGGAAAAGGTTATCAAACCAGAGGTTTTGCAAGTCCATTATCATTAGTTCATAAAAAAGATCATGAACATTTAGAAAAAAATTTAAGAGGTTCTGATATGGGTGCTTATTTTGTTGGTTCTGAATGTGGTAAAAAAATTAAATCAGCTTTAAAAGAAGCTGGTTTGAATTGGAAAGATTACATTTATTACTTCGATAATAAATCTTAATTAATTACTCACAACAAAAGAGGCGATCTTTATGGTCGCCTTTTTTATATCTGCTCTTGCTCTACTTCTTGATCTACTTGTTCTGGTTCGTCTTGAGTGAACTGACCTACTTCTGTTGCTTGGTCTATTTCATCAAATATATCATTTAGTTTAGCATCATCATCAACAACTGCTCTTGCAATTTCTTTATCAACTTCTTTAGCAAAAGTTGGAGAACCAATGTTTAATGCTTTAGCTTGTTGGAAGTACACTAGATCACTTGCATAATCTCTAATATTAAATGAATCTGGATAATTTATTTCTCCATCAAATGTAGCATCTTGGAACATAGCATATAATCTAAATAGTTGTTCTTCTGCTATTTGTAGATTGTCAGCTTTCTCAGATAGTCTAGCATTTAATAATTCAAATTCTGTTTGTAGTGCAACACCAGATGTTATTCCTGTCTTTTGAGTTCTAACAGCACCCGTATGTGCAATTCTATTTATAGAATCTACTTTGTTATTTATAGACTCCATGATTGCTTGTAAGTTTTGACCAGATGGTTGAAGTAAATATGGTTTTAAATTTGGCTCAAGTTCATCAGGCATTTCTATTACTGCACCAGCACCAGCACTTGCATTTACACTTGGAGTTTTAACAAGGCTTGGGTGGTTAGTTAATCTGATTAATTGTTCCATCTCAGAGTATTCGTTATAGATAGATTTTTGTAGATCAGCAATATCAGTTAAATCTGATTGACCAATTCCTCTTTTGTGAGATTTAGAATTGTATAAAATAACTGCTGGTATTTTGCCAATCATGTTTGGTACAGTATCTATCAATCTAGGCTCTGATCTTTCTTCCATGTAAATAGTATCTATTCGATCTGGATACCAAATTCTCATGTAAGTTCCCCCGTTCTTATCTACTTCTTCTCTAACTTTTAAATAGTTTAATTCATACTTACCATTTACTTGTCTTTCAAAGTTCCAATCTAAAACATTCTCAGGAGTTACGATTGATAAGTATGGTCTAATATCTTGATCTAATTCTTCGGCTCTAGTGTTTGTAGTTACATTAGGTTTATCTAACATCATAAAACAATGACCATAAATAGACGCATAGTTTTGTGCTTGTTTAATTACTGAATTTAAATTGTTACCCTCTAAATCAGCGTCTTTTAAGAATGATTCTAAACTTGGTTCATCTTGCATAGAACCAAAATCTCTACTTGGTCTAACTCTAAAAAGGAATGATGAATAAATTTGAATAATATTTTTACAATGATTATCGCATGGAGTGTTAGCTAGTCTTTGATTAAATTCGTTATCTAATTCTAAATTATATCTGTTTAGGTATTGGCCGATCATGTAATCATAACCACCATTGTATGATCTAATATAATACTCCCAATTATTAATTGTTTCTGAGTAGTCTTTGTGAGTGTCTATTGCTTGATCTCTAGTGTATGCCATAAATTACTTCATTGTCCATCTTGTAGGAGCATTAAATCTTGCCTGAGTAGTTAATGGTTTTAAATAATCAATCATATAACCAAGTGCGTCATTCATATGATCGAATCCATCTTCCTTGTCAGGAATATTTGTATTCTCCTTGTATATTTGTCTTTGTAAACCTTTTATCAGGGTTTTGCAAGATTGTGAAACAAAAATGTGTCTTTCGCCATTAGAATCTTTGAGCCTACTATTCACAGCATTGACTCGATCTCTTATAGCTGGGTGTTTATGTTTGACCTTAACTTTAAATCCAGCGTTCTGTAAAATAGATAAATCAGTTCTCCCACCAGCAGATGTTTTTCTTTGTTTAGATGCTGGGTCTGGATATATAAATATTTGCATTTTAGTTCCATATCTATCTCTAAGTTCTTGCACCATTTCATCAGTATTACTTCCATAAATGATAACCTCATCTACAAAATAAACTTTATCTTTTTCTATTTGCCCAACACAAGCTGACATTGGGTCAACGTTAAAGTCCATTCCAATATGTAAAGGTTTATCCCAATCTATCTGTCGTTTAACAACATTATCTACAGGGTGGAAATTATAATAAACACTACCAGCATAGTTCTCAAATGTACCCTCAAACTCTTGTCTAAAAGTTCTAATATCAATATCTTGTTTAGCTTGTTCTATTTCTTCTGGTGTAACCATACCACCTTGAATAGTTGTATATTGAAAAGACTCCCAATCACTATCTTGCTTACCTTTTAAATATAATTCATAAGACCAATTACCATATCCCTTTGGCGTTCCACAAAATAGTACATGACCAAGACGATCAGATATACTTGCTCTTAATACTTCATACCAAGTACGCTTATCAATATCAGCAAACTCATCTAAGATTAAAAAGTCTAAACCTGTACCTCTAAGTGAATCATAGTTATCAGCACCCTTTAGTGAGATTGTACTATTCGATTGTCTTATCGTAATAGTCATAGTTGTTTCGTTTATATCCTCAATCCAATTAAATTGATTAAGCATTTCTTTAAGTGTTCCCCAGACAATCTCTTTGGCCATTTTAAATGTAGGTGCTACATACCAAATTCTTCTATTTGGCTGACACGCATATTTCATCATTTCAGTTACAGCTAAATAAGTTTTACCAAATCTACGACCTGATATTAAAACTCTAAACCTTGATTTACTTGATGATACTTTAAGTTGTGGTTTTGTCAGAGTTATTTTCATTACAAAAGTAAGATATGTATAATTTTTCCTTGTTAAATTTTTCTTTATACTCGTTTGTAACTCTAATTGTAACTGATGCACCAGCTTTAGTGCAATCTGTCCAAGTGTCAAATTTTATAGGGTGTACTGCTGGAGTATTACAGAATCCTGTTATGGCAGAGCAGATAGTATAAGCTAAAACGAATATCATTTGTTAGATACTATCTTTTTAATTGACTTACTTCCATCTATATTTTCTTCTAATTCAGCTTTTACTTTGCCACACTTCCATTCAATATTACTGTTAGCACTTCTCTCAGCTTCCCTTTTACCTTTAAGGCAATCTGACATTTTATCTTGAATTCTATGTTCTTGTAGTTCTCCAGCAACAAACATACACAAAGCAACAACACTACTAATGATTGTTTCCATTTGCAAAATCCCTTTGTTTATCTTTTAACTTTTCTACATCTGTTTGTAGCTTTTCAACTTGATCTTTAAGAAACTCAATATTAACTTTATTAGTCATATTTTGTTCTTGAGTAGTTTCTAATTTCTCTACAGTTTTATATAAATCTTCAATTAACATAAACTGTTCTTGGTCTATAGGCTTTTGTGTACTTGCTTCTAATAAATCTTGTTCAAATAATTGGTTTTTAGTTTCCAAATTATTAACTCTTTCTATCACACCAAAGTAAGCCCAAACTCCTACTGCAACTGTGCCTATAATTGCAATTAAATTTCTTAATGGTAGTGCAACAGATGTGTTTTCAGATATTTTCATAGTGGTTTCATACAAAGTGCTAAAAATACAAATCCTAAAATCAATACTCCTGTAAAATAATAATTCATAATCCTACCCATATTATTTAGCAACCTTGCCTTTGTTAATACCTTTTTTAATTACATACTGTTGAGTGCCATTAGCACCATGCTCAACTTCTTGTTTTAAGTTCTTAAATATATTCATTTCCTTTAGCTTCTTCTCAGCGTGTTTTTTAAACGACTCTAAAACTTTAGTATCTCTCATTTTTTTTTCTTCTTTTTAAATTTACTTTCTACCCAAGCAAAGCAGTTATCTATTAGACCAAAAAATTTATAAACAATTTTATCCATTATATTTTGAACCCTTTTTGCCATGATCTAACTGCCCAATATACAGGAGTTGTATTTAATTGTTTGCCTGATCGTTTAGCTTTAGCAAGTATTGGTCTAAATCTTGCCATAAATGATCTTTTTCTAGCTGGTATATTTTTTTTAATAGATAAGTTCTTATCGCCAAAATTAACTTTGACTACTCTGCCTGTTTTTCTATTCTTTATCAATACTTTAAACTTCTTAACATCTCCACGCATGGGTTTGTTAAGTTTTACAGTTTTATTTTTGTATTTAGCCATGAGGCATAAATATCACAGATATTTTAGTTTATCGAGTAATTTATACCAAGCTATTTTATACTTATCTTCTTGAGTCTTATTATAAAGATTAGCAAGACGATCTAATTCTACAGTTATCTTTTGAAGTATCTTTTTCTCCATTCGTGGCAAACATAAGTATCTTTAACACCTTTAGCACCCCAACGACCACAGAATGATCTTTTGTTAGAGTATAATCCACAATCTCCACAACTAGCACCCTTGAGTGCTTTGGTAAATGATTGTGGTAGAGAGTAATCTATGATCTCTCCATTAGGATAAAAATTACTTCGTTTCTGTTCCATTTTCTACTAACTTTCTTAAATCTTTTGCTATCTGTAATGCTTTGTTTAATTTTCTTAATGCTATATCTCTTTGAATCTTTGCTTGATCGCACTCTGCTCTAGCTTGATCTCTTTGTTGTCTTAATTTTAAAAATGTATTCTCTCCAATTATATTACTTTCCTTGTCCACGATCTTTTCCTTTCCCTCGTTGTCTTCGTTTGTTTTTATTCATTGTACTTGTTATTGGCTTTCTACCAATAGAAGTTCCTTTTACAGTTTTAGTGTATTCTACAGTTGCACCAAATAGATTACCTTTTTTTTTAGCCATTTACCTCGTCAGCTTTAGCATCAATAATTAATGGTAATGGTTCAACAGCTTGTGTGGTGTGTATCTTATCAACCATATTAAGTTCGTTCTTAGATAGCCATATAAGTAACTTAGGGTCGCCTTTAAGGGCTTTCTCCCAAAGTTTCTTTCTAAGACTAGCTTTACCAATGTTTTTGTTTTCTGCAACTAAATCGGCATATCGTCTTTGTAGTGTTCTAGCAGATATTCCAACAACAGAACCTATTTCTTCTTGTGTACAACCTATCTGACTAAGTTTTGCAATTACATCTTTATCTAGTTCTTTCTTTGGTCTTCCTATAGATTTTGTCTTAATTGTGTCATTTGCCTTTATTTTGTCGTTTTTCATAATGTTATATTTCTATCTTTTTCATTTCTTTTATGCAACCAATAGGAAAGACATTTCTATCGCTAAAAGACTCCTCACTCTCATCATAACTAGCAAATGTTTTTAAATGTTTGTTATCTTTGGAATAGACATATCCTGTAGTTGTCATTAAAGCTGGTTTCATATTATCAAATTCTTTTATTCCAGCGTGGCCAGAATCTCCAAGAATATCCCACCATTTAATTTGATAAAAGTAGTATTTCTTATTCGATATTGAAATGTGTCTAAATTTTGACTTTTTTCTGACCATTTAGTGCTTATTGTTATTTTCGCTTTCTACTATGGCTTTGTAAAATTCAAGTTGCATCTTTAACCTTTTATTTTCAATAGAGAGATTAATCAATCTTTTTCTTACATACTTAAATATTCGCAATAATCCTATCATACTTAATTAAATTAAGTTTTTCTTTCTTTCTTTAATTATTCTTTTTATTTCTTTTTGAGTAATATTACGCAAACCCCAATGATAAATTTCACTCATAATTGGTGTCATATCTTCCATTACACAATTATTCATAAAATCATCTCCTATAAGATTTTCTAACTGTTTTTTTAATTTATCGTTCATACTAGTATATGTAATTTTTTAAGAGATTTGTGCCAATTATTTTTCATTGATATTCTTTCAGAGGCTCATCTTTCCATTTATGTTTTAAATACTTTTTAGAGTCTTTCAGCAAGATAGTATATTCTCCCCATTCTCCTATTTTTTTATACCCACTATTCACATTCTTCTTTTTGCTAGACCTACTATTTAGTATATGTGTATTAGTATTGTGTATTAGTACTTGTTGCGATAGGTGGGCTGTAGGTGGTTGTTCGGATTCTACATACTGATATTTGTCATAGTTTATAAGATTAATAATCGTTACTTTTCGGCTAGGGTGGTTGTTGCTGGGCTGTAGCTGGGCTGTTCTAGTGCCTATCATTTTTCTACGCACAAGCCTTAGTATGAAAGACCTCATTTCAGAATAAGTCATTCCAAATCTTTTAGCTGTAACTCTCAAAGGCATAATAGCTTCGCCTCGTTTTATAAAAACCTCAGTATCTAAAAATCTTAAAGTCTTATCTTGGTGTGATGCTGAACTTATAAAATATATCCAACAACTAGCTTGTAATATGTTTTTAAATACAGGGCTAGAATATATATCCCTATATAAAATAAAATAACCTCTCTTTTTAGCCATTCTTACTCTC